ATTACAACTCCAGCAAGTAGTGCGGCAGATCAATATCAAGTAGATATACCTTTAGATGGTATTGTGTTTAAAACAGATATGCATTTAACAATATCAAATGTTACATCTGTTACTGTTTTTGTTACACCAGTGACTGCTGATACTGACAATGGATAGTTATTACGAAGACCTTGATTTGTTTGGTTTAACTAAGGGCGGAATGCCCAAGCGTAATAAAAAAAATTTTAGACCAACCAAATCAGGGGCGGGTATGACTGCTGCAGGTGTAAAAGCTTACAGACGAATGAATCCTGGTTCAAAGTTAAAAACAGCAGTAACAGGTAAAGTTAAAAAAGGTAGCAAAGCGGCTAAACGTAGAAAGTCATTTTGCGCTAGAAGTGCAGGACAAGCTAAGATGCACAATATTAATTGTAAAAAAACGCCAAACAAAAGAATTTGTCAGGCTAGAAGGAGATGGAAATGTTAGAAAAATGGGAAATGATTAAAAACTTGTATTCGACTAACAAAGATAGTATAGTAATTGGATTATGCGTATTGTTACTCCTATCTTGGATGTTTTAGTTTTTGCACTACTTAGTGTTGGGACTATTTTCTTTATTTCAATATGGGGTCTTTGGATGCTTTTTAGTTTACCAATAGATATATTTTACGATGCAATTATCAAAAAATTTTTCTCTTAACGAATTAATTAAATCACAGACAGCAATGCGACTTGGTATTAATAATGTTCCAAGCTCACAAGAAATTTTTAATTTAAAAAATCTTTGTGAAAATATTTTGCAAAGGGTTAGAGATAGGTTTAAAGAACCTGTCATAATTAACTCAGGTTACAGATCAGTTAAATTATGTAAAGCGATTGGTAGTACAGGTAAATCTCAACATGCAAAAGGTCAGGCAGCAGATATAGAAGTTATGAATATAGACAACAAAGTTGTAGCTGAATGGATAAAAAATAATCTTAATTACGATCAATTAATATTAGAATTTTACAAAGAATCTGAAGGTCCCCGAAGTGGGTGGATTCACGTTTCTTATGTGAGTGATAACCCAAGAAAACAAGCCTTACTAGCAGATAAAGATAAAAACAATAAAACGAGGTACATGCCATGGTTATGAGTAGAAGTCAAATGCGTCAACAAGTTACAAAAGGTCCTCAAAAACGTAAGTTTGCAAAGGCTAGAAAGAAGAAAAGAAAGGTGGTAACATAATGAAAGAAGGTATTATTAATGCTTTAGTAAAAAGTTATGAAGCGCAAATAGAAAGAGCGGCTGCTACAATTATGATTTATTTAACTCACTCTGTTGGTATAGGCGAGCACCCAAACATAATTGATGAAGTTGATAAACAAGTTGATATTATTTGTGCTAATGAACACAAAATAAAAATTATAAGGAGTTTTAAATGACCAAATTATGTCCCAGAGGTAAGGCTGCCGCAAAAAGAAAATTTAAGGTTTATCCTTCCGCTTATGCAAATGCCTATGCATCAAAGATTTGTGCAGGTAAAATAAAAGATCCAAGTGGTGTGAAGAGAAAAGATTTCAAAGGTCCTAAACCAGCTAAAGAAGGTGATTTTATTAAAGATGAAAAGTTAAAAGAAGTTTTTGACGATAAAACTAAAAAAGCTAGATTTGTTCCAGTTGAAGAAATTAAAAAAAACAAAGATAGATATTTACCTATTAGCACTAAAGTCAAATATCCTGTAAAAAAACGCAAATTTGGAGGCACCTCAATGAATGAAATAGAAAAAGAAGGACAAAAAAGAAAAGATATTAAAAAAACAAGAGACATGCTTATGAAAGCAAGAGAAGAAGGTGGTCGTTTTTCTAGATCAGATATAGATATTGCTACCAAACAAGCTAAGAAGTTACGAAAGTCTGGTAGAGAAACAGGTGGTAGATTATCAGTTAGTGATATAGAAAAACTTATGGATGCAATTCCTAACTTTAATGTTGGTGGTCACAGTGTCATGGGTTCACCAGTATCTGTAGATGTTGATGGTGATACATTAAGTAATCCTTCTGCGTCTGCTTATTACAAAGATTTATTAAAATAATGGCTAAGAGTGGCTTAAAAAAATGGTTTGCACAAAAATGGGTAGATATTGGCTCAAAGAAAAAAGATGGATCTTATGCTAAATGTGGTCGTAGCAAATTAAAAGCAGATCAAAAAAGAAAATATCCTAAATGTGTACCACTAGCTAAAGCACGTAGAATGTCAGAATCGCAAAGACGAAGTGCGGTGAAAAGAAAAAGAGCAAAAGCTCAAGGAGTGGGTGGTAAACCTACAAATGTAAAAACCTTTGCAAGCAAGGGGATGTTGATAGAAAGTTATTATAAAGGTATACTGTAGCTATGAAAAAAGAATTAAAAAATCCTAAAAAAGCTGATTTAAATAAAGATGGTCAATTATCTGGCTACGAAAAAAAAAGAGGTATGGCTATTGAAGAGGCTATGGGTGTTAAAATGGGTTCTTTAATTATGGCATCAAATGGTGAACTTATACCTTATAGAGAATTTAAAAAGAAAAAATTAGAACAAAATTTCGAACAAGGAAAAAAAGATCCTTTAGGTAAATCTCTAAAAAACAAACCATCTGCAGAAGTTGTAGACAAAGGTACTTTTGATTTTAAAAAAAAAGTTCAAGCAGCAAGAAGAGCAGTTGCTGAACTCCCAGAAAAAAGAAAAAAATATAATCGTATGATAAGACGAATGGCTAAAGAGGATGACTTAGCAATGAGAAAAGTTTCTAGAGCAGTAGGTAGAACTATTCCTTTCGTTTCAAAAGCTTTAGGGGCAGTAGGATCTTTAATACCAACTAGACTGGGTAGTGCAGAATTAAAAGATATGGAAAAGAAAAAATATGGTGGCCCTGTGGGCGTTAAAATGGCAAAGGGTGGCTTTAAAAAGAAAACACCAATTTATTAGGATGAATTATGGCCACATCAGGAACAACTACATTTGATCTCGATATTGACGATATCGTTCAAGAAGCTTATGAAAGAACAGGAGCTCGCACAAACAGTGGGTATGATTTAAAATCTGCAAGAAGAAGTTTAAATATTCTTTTCAGCGAATGGGGAAACCGCGGAGTACACTTGTGGAAAGTAGAACTAAAAGAACAATTACTGACAAATGGGACAGCGACTTACACAGCTCCAACGAATGCGAATGATATACTAGAAGCTTACATCAGCACAACAACTGGAACTACTTCCACAACCAATGATGTATCTTTAACAAAAATAAGTAGAAGTGAATATGCGGCTTTACCCAACAAAGGTTCTACAGGACAACCTTCACAATATTATGTTGATAGACAAACAACACCTACAATAACTTTGTATCAAACACCAGATGCGTCAACATACACTTACATTAAATATTATTATTTAAAAAGAATTGAGGACGCAGGAGCTTACACAAATCAAGCAGATGTGGTATTTAGGTTTATACCGTGCATGGTTGCGGGTTTAGCGTATTATCTATCAATGAAATACAATCCACAATTAGTGCAGCAAAATAAATTAATTTATGAGGATGAATTATCAAGAGCTTTAAACGAAGATGGACAAAGAACATCTGTATATATAACCCCACAAACATATTTCCCACAAGGAGTGTAGTATGAAAAATATGAGATTTAGAAGAATGTCGAATGGTGGATATTTAACACCTCTTGAAGAAACACAACCACAATTAGCCGCTACTATTAAAAATTATAGACAACGTTTAACTGATGCTGAAAGAAAAACATTTGATAAAAGAGCTGATATACAATATAAAGCGACACTAAATATGCCTAAAGCAGAAAGAAGTGCTTATATTGCTTCTATTAATAAACAGTTTGCAACACCTTCAGATAAACAATTTGAAAGTTTAAGAAGTGATTTAAAATCTAAAAGATTTAGACCTACTTACAGGTTTGCAGTTTCTAAACCTTCTGAATTACCCAAGACAGGGTTTTACAGAGATTATTCTGATGATATAAAAAAAATACAAGATGATATTGGTAAGCTCACGATTACTGAATCAAAGAAAAAAACAGTGCCCCTATATACTTACTACGAGGGAGCTAGTGGTTTTCCAGGATTAGCAGGAAGTAGACCTGGTGTCGCAAGAAGTACAACAAAATTACCAGAAGGCTCCAAATTTAGACCTGCTAGTGGTGGGGGAATAGGTGCAAGAGGTGCAGATTACATTAGTCCAAGTGGAGTAAGGTATGTTCAGCAAGGAACAAAAAACATTACTGAAACAACTACACGTCCTCAAAGAGCAGGTGATGCTGAATATGATAAGCAAATGAATACAATTGCACGTTTACAAAAAAGACAACGAGCAGCAGCCTTTGCGCCTAATTATGCACCTCCATCACTAACAAGTGCTAATGTCTACCAACAATTAGGTATGGCAAAAGATGGTGGACTTAAAGAAGATATTAAAAAAATTAAAAGTAAAAAATTTAGTAAGGGTGGTAAAGCTGCAATTAGAGGAACGAATTTTAAAGGTGTTTTTTAGATGGCTTATGCAAGAGGTAAATATGCAAAAGCGATTTCAGATAGGTCTGGTATGGAGTTTCCTTATCTTGAAATGGTTAAAGAGTGGAATGGTTCATTTGTACATAAATCAGAATATGAAGCAAAACACCCACAAATTAGACGCAAGCATATAAAAGCAGATGCAATTGCTCTGGCTAACGCACGACCACCACAAGATGAAGCTGCTTCAATTACTGTTGATTTAGATGCTAATAATTTTTCACCTGATCCTAATACTTTGTTACCACCACAAACACCAGATGAAATAAACAGAAAACGAAATTTAAATACCTCTGTAGGACAAGTTACAATTAGTGGAACAGACGTAGTGGTCACCTCTTACGCCGTAACTGTAACTACTCCAGGAGGAGATAATAAATACAATATTGACGGTGTTCAACAGGCCACACTTAGTTTTACAAGAGGTTCTACATATAGATTTTCGCAAACAGATAGTAGCAACGGAGGACACCCACTAAGATTAAGCACTACCAGCAATGGAACTCATGCTGGTGGAAGTATATATTCGACAGGCGTAACAGTTGTTGGATCTCCAGGAACTGATGGATATACTCAAATCACTGTGGCTGCAGACGCGCCAAGCACTTTATATTATTTTTGTACTGTTCACTCAAACATGGGTGGTCAGATTAATATAACAGGGTAAATTATGGCAATATCGCACGCAAATTTTTTAACACAAGTAAGAAACTATACAGAGGTAGATAGTAACGTATTGAGTGATACTTTATTAGATCAGTTTATTAGAAATGTTGAATTAGATATTGCAGGCAAAGTGGATTACGATGATTTACGAAAGTATGCAACTACGTCAACGATAACTGCACAAAGATTTTTAAGCATGCCATCTGATTTAATTTATTTGCGTTCAGTGCAAATTATTAATTCAAATGTTAGAGATTTTCTTGAAAAAAGAGATACGAGTTTTATGTCAGAATATCAATCAAATCCTGTTGAATCTAAAACATTTACTGTAACAGTTGTAAGTGGAAATCCAATAGATCATCCATACTATAATGTAGGTTCAACTAACAAATACGGAATTGATGGCTCAACAGCGACCGCAAACGTGACATTGAATTTAGCAGAGGGAGGAACCTATAGATTTGATCAATCAGATTCATCAAACGATGGTCATCCATTAAGATTTTCTACAACTCCAAATGGCACACATGGTGGTGGAACTGAATATACAACGGGAGTTACAACCAATGGGGTTCCTGGCACAACTGGTGCTTACACAGAAATCACAGTTGCAACAGATGCACCAACTCTGTACTATTATTGTACAAATCATTCAGCTATGGGTTGGACTGCTAATACGCCATCAGGAACGACAGGGGCACCCAAATATTATGCAAATTGGGATGATCAAAATATTGTTTTAGCTCCAACTCCAGATCAAGCATACACAGTGCAGATAAATTATATTATTGACCCACCTCATTTTTCAGCAACAAACAACACATTTTTGTCCACATATCAGGATGCCATGCTTTTACACGGAGTTTTAACAGAATGCTTTTCGTATTTAAAAGGCCCTATGGATATGTACAAAACGTATTTAGACAAGTATAATGAAGAGGTTCAAGCATTTGGATTACAACAAATGGGACAAAGAAGAAGAGGGCAATATGAAGAAGGAGTACCTAGAGTACAAATTCAGTCACCCTCGCCTTAAAAATATGGAGTAAATATGGCAATAACAACAAGTGTAATTTGTAATTCTTTTAAAAAAGAGCTTTTTGAAGGAACACATAACTTTAAACAAACTGGTGGTAATTCATTTAAATTATCACTGTATACAAACAGTGCTGTTTTAGGTAAATCTACAACAAGTTTTACTACTGACGCACAAGTATCTAATTCAGGTCAATATACGAGCGGTGGTGGTGCTCTTGTTAATGGTGGAACGTCACTATCAACTAATACTGCTATTGTTGACTTTGCTGATAGATCATTTACTGGAGTAACTTTGACTGCAAGAGGTGCTTTAATTTATAATGACACAGCATCGGGTGATCCTGCTGTATGTGTGTTAGATTTTGGTGGTGATAAGACTGCAACATCAGGAACATTTACCATTCAATTTCCTGCTTTTACTGCAGGTGCAGCCATACTAAGAGTTACATAGAGTAGAGTATGTCCAACGGATGGGGACAACTCACCTGGAATACAGGTCTTTGGGGTTTACAAGGCGATCAAATAATATCGCTTTCTGGTTTCGCCCTTACAACTAATTTAGGTGGTTTTACACAAACGACTGTGGGTGAAGCTACAGGTATTGCTCTAACCTCATCTTTAGGAACAGCGGTAGGTTTTACAGATTTTGTAACTCAGCCTAGTGGACTGAGTTCCACAATGACTTTAGGGTCAATAAACTTTTTCAATGATAGTATTGAATCACCTAGTGGAGTTGCGTTAACAACTGCAATGGGTTCTGTTACCACATTTGCGGATGTTGAAATGGCTATTACAGGATTTGATATTACAGCTTCTCTTGGGTCTATAAATTTAATTAATTGGCAAGAAGTTGACGTGGGTACATCCGTTAACTGGACAGAGGTTGATAGAGCAGCATAAATGATTTATAATTC